AGAGGCGTATCACTTCCAGAACCCGAACGAGCGTGGCGAGGTGTCTCTGACGAAGGCACTGCAAGACTTGCAGGCGCACTCTGTACCTGTCATGGGCAACCTCATTATCTCCAAGCCCGGCAAAGAGCTTGACGCCGAAATGGGCGTGAAGGGCTTCGGGCCTAACGCTGCGGAAGAGGCGATCTCTACGTACCTTCGTGGTAACGGCGAGAAGATTTGGGGCAAGTCCTACACGGATAGACAGCGCGGTACGATTAGCAAGGTGGCTGGTGCCATCAGTGATGCTGACATTCAGTTCAGCCCGCAGCGCATCGCGCAAGCGGTGGCTCCGGGTACTATGGACAGCGCGTCGAACTACAAGGACGAGCGCGTCAAAGAACCTCCGATGTACATCACGTACAATGCTGAACTCGGCGTGCTCACTGTTGACCTGTACAAGGACAACGACATGAAGCAGACGCTCGGGCAACCGAAGCACTTCAACATCAAGAGCATCGGCAACGAGTACGTGAAGCAACAGACGCAGCCCGGTTCGTGGGCGAAGACTTGGAACTCGATGTTCAAAGGCACGGCTAAGGCTGTGAAAGACGTACTAGATTAATTCAATCGGCTGGCCTGCGCTTCGGCGTGGGCCAGCATCAGGAGTAACATGGCAATCATTGACGATCCTGTAGAGGACCCGCAAGGTCTGACGCAGAGCGCACCGACTGATCCGCTTCTCAAGGTGGATGACAGTGCGAAGCATGATCTAATCGGACGTGCACCTACGTCTGAAACTATCCGCCTTGAGAACGAGGCGAACACGGTTGCACCGGAAGACCAGCGTTGGTACCGCACCGATGCAGACTTCCTGCTTGGCGACAGTATCAAGAAGTCGTTCACCAGTGGTGGCAACTTCGCGTACGAACTGTACAAGCGTGGTGAGCGTGAGTGGCTGTCTCCTAAGCCCGATCCTACCTTTAACGCAGACGACTTCATTCGACGTAATCGTGCTGTCATCCCGCAGGCTCTGGAAGCTCAGTATCATCTGGCAGGCTCGGAGACTGAAGCGAACTTGATCCTGTCTGACATGTCTGACAGCCTCAAGAAGCAGGAGATACTTGCACGACGCGGCGGCTTCAGCACATTCGTTGCGCAAGGCATCGCCGGTATGGTGGACCTTGATACGCCGCTCGCTGTTGTATCCGGTGGCGCATCGTCCGCATTCAAGGGCGGCATCCTCGCAACGAAGTGGGGACGCATCGCTGCGGCTGCTACGTTCGGCGGCATGGAGCAAGCAGCAGCACAGACTGTTGCGTTGAACGCTGGCACTACTGGTGACTGGACTAGCGTACCTGCTGCCGGTCTCGGTGGTATGGTGTTCGGTCTGGCTGGCGGCGCACTCAAGAAGGAAACCGCAGAGATACACGCTAACGATCGCGTGCATGACGTGACGAAGGACTTCGACGAGTACGTTGCGGACGGCGCTCCACTGGCTGCGGCCGACGTGCGCAAGGAAACGCATCTGCACGATGACCCGTACGGTAGCCGTGCTGCGCAGGACGCTGAAGAGTTTCACCAAGAGAACATCGTGATCCCTGAAGGGCAGGACAAGCCAACGGTCGTCAAGCTCGAAGACCTCGGCGTGCATCCTGACGGTATCGGCTCTGGCGAACAGACGATCTCTACCGGCTCTACCATGAAGGACATTCAGGGCGAGAACGGTGGCTCGATCGGCGCTCGCCAGTTGCAGGCGCAGGGCTCGACGGCAACCATCGCCTCGTCTCGCGTGCGTGACATGATTACGTCTGCGCGCAACTGGGCGAACCGTACAGGCATCGCGCAGGAGTACAATGACAAGTACACTGGCATCGCGAACAACGGCGCACTAGGCGACACGGTTGCCAAATGGGCCTCTCGCTTCCATGACATGATCGCTGCGTCTCCGATGGCTACCGACTTCGACCGCATGTGGCGATCAGGTTCTGTTGTGGCTCAGCGCACTGCGTACGATCTATTCGAGAGTGCAAGCGGTATCGTTCGTAACAATCGCTCGGCTGCAATGCTCATGGAGTTGTATCGTAATCAACTTGGCTCCGTGTCGGAGCACTACGACTTCACGCGCAAGCTCTGGAATAAGGAGCAGGGACTTAGCCCGCTTGAGGCGCTTGATCCCGCGCACCGTAAACAGTTCAACAGGGAAATCCTGACGGAGCTACAGGGCAGGGCGTACGACGCTCCCGGCACTGATCGTGGAGCGTCGCCTTCTATCAAGGCCGCTGCTGACGCGATCGACGAGTTCCACAAGAAGGACATTGAGATCGGGCAAGGCCGACCGGGCGAAGGCTCGATCAAAGGCTACGAGAACTTCCAACCGTACTCCGGTTACTTCTCTCAGAAGTGGAGCGGTGCGGCGATGGAGAATCTTATCCGCAACGGCGGTAAGACAGCCAAGGATATCTCTGACGCTATCGCGGAGCACTACGTACATCAGCACGGCATGACGCGTGAGAACGCAGACATCTACGCTGCTGCTGTTGTGAACCGTGCGCGTCGCACAGAGCAGGGTCTCGACACGAACCTTATCGGTATCCTTCAGAGGGACGGTAGCGAGTTCTTAGCGGACACGCTGCGCGCCAACGGTGTGAGCACTGCTGAAGCGAATGCACTCGTGCAGAAGCTGAAGGGTGAGACGGCAGAGCGCAGTCAGCAAGGCCACACGAAGAAGCGTATCGACGTTGACATGCGGTACACTGCAACGAACGGCATCAACATGATGGACCTGATGGACAACGACGTTGCTGGCATTCTTGCTAAACGCGTACGTAGTACAGCAGGCGCTGCTGCTCTGGCTCGTAAGGGTATCTCATCGAAGGCAGACATGAATGCTGTGATCGATGCGATCCTAGAAGAACAGCAGGCGCGCGGGCACAGCTTGCCAACGGGCACGTCTCAGTTCGACAAGTTCAACGACCTCGTGGATCGCGACAAGCATCTGACGCGTGAGCATCTTGAAGGTATGTTCAGCAACTTCACTGGCGGAGCTATCGCTGGCGGGCTCAGCCCGTTCTATGCGAACGCCAAGAAGTTGACGAACCTTGTGCTGCTGCCGCAGCTTGGCCTTACGCAGATGTCTGAGCTTGGTGCACAGATATCGACCGTAGGATTGAAGCGTTGGTTCGAGCACGCAGGCTATGCAATGCGCGGGAATGCCGCGAACCCTACGTCACCTCTGGCGCAAGAGTTGAAGCACATGGGCGTGATGGTGCCTGAAGAGAAATACTTCAGGAACGATTTGAACCTCGACATGGAGAGGCAAGGGCCAGGTGCATCGTGGCTGTCACAGGAAGTGACACGCAAGCTTAACGACGCACAGCACCTAATGGGCTACACGTCACTGTACTATCAAGTGCGCAACTTCCAACAGCGCGTCGCTGTTACTTCTGCCGCAGACAAGATCATGCGGAACATGGCTGGCCTTGCAAACGATCTGAGCGCAGAGCGCGCAGCAGACATCGGACTTGATCCGGCTCTGTACTCGCGCATCCAGCGTAAGTACGCGCAGCCTGTTGCTGTCAATCAGCACGGTAAGCGTCCGCCGGTTGTTGAGTTCGTGAACGGTACATTGCACAAGACGAACTTCGACAAGTGGGACCCGCAGGATGCAGAGGACTTCGTTCTCGCATTGAACAGGCATGTGAACCAGACCGTGCAGAAAGCAATGGCTGGTGAGAGCAGTGTTCTATTCCACAAGGACGGTATCGCGTCTCTCTTCTTCCACATGAAGACGTTCTCTCTGCTCGCTATTGAGAAGCAGGTTCTTCGGAACGTGCGTCTACAAGACGGCGAAGCGTTGGGTACGTTCCTCGCCGGACTGACGACCGCTGCTGCTGCGTACACTGCGAAGCAGGCGATCAACGGGAACACTCAGAACCTGAGCCTCGACAAGATCGCTCGCGGCGCTATCGGCTACAGCAACATGACTGGCTGGTTGCCCATGTGGGTTGATCCTATGGCAGGCATGCTCGGCCTCGAAGCACTGAAGATCAACGAGTTCGGCGGTAGCCGTGGACAGGCCGGAGACATTCTCAGTGCGCCTGCTGCGCTAAGCGCGATCAACGGGCTTGCGCATCTTCCTGCCATTGCGGGACACGCTGTAACCGGCTCGCTATCGAACAATGACGTTCGAGCAATGCAGACAACGCCGATCATCGGTAAGGCTTACGGAGTTACCGCACTACTTAACTCACTGAAGACGACCAACTAATCCAACAGTAGCTCCTTGTGTCCTCCCTATTAGGAGATACAAGGAGTTACTATATGGCCTATTCAAGGGTCGTAGCTATTGGAGACGGTAGCACTACACAGTTCGCTGTGAACTTCGCACTGGACTATCTGCTTGATAGCGATGTTACGTGCCGAGTTGGCAATGAGACTGACGGTAGCGGCGCCCCACAGTACAGGGCCATTACCTTCCTGACTACGAACTTAATTCAAGTCGGCGGTGCACCCGCTGGCAATGGTGTCGCTGTGACGTTCGATCGCACGGTGGACAAATCAGTTCTACGAGTTGACTACAACAACGGCGATCAGCTTGACGAAGACAATCTTATGATTGCTCAGAAGCAAGCCATGATGGCTGTGCATGAAGTCCTCGACGGTCGCATTTCAAGCGTGTTCACCCAAGACATCAACATGGGTGGCTACAGTGTCGTGAACCTGCGTGAGCCGGTTGCTAACAGCGACGCTGCTACGAAGGCGTACGTGGACAACACGGCTGGCGCTGCTGCGGCAACCGCTGCCGAAGCCGCTGCTGCTGAAGCAGCCGGTACGCTGGCAGATGTCACTGGTGTTGCAGCCGACGTTGATGCTGATCGCGTGGCTGCGGAAGCTGCACTCGCTGCGGCCGAGACTGCTGCTTCGGTACTGAACAGCGCTGCGCATCAATACGACAATCGCGCTGCTGCTGCTGCGGCCACGATCCCTACTGGCGTCAATGTCATTCGTACGTACTCGTACGCGAGCTTTGGTGACGGTGGTTCACAGACGCTACAGGCTGTGGTCAGTGATCCCGGCGACGGTGGCAAGCTCGTGTCTGCGAATGGACGTTGGTTCAAGGCTATCGAAGATGGCCTGATCGTTGATCCGCGCAGGTACGGCGTGAAGTGTCGCGGAGCTATCGATGGTGTCGATGACACTGCTGCATGGCGCGAGGCGTTCTCGAAGGTGCCGCCTTACGGCGCTATCTACGTTCCGCCTAGCATTCAAGGATCGTTGATCCGACAGACTGGCTCAGAGAGCCAGATTTTTCTGATTGACAAGCCGATCAACATCGTCGGTGCTGGTCATGCAAGTGCCTTCATTACAGACGCTGCACACATCTCTGACGGCTGCACGATCATCAAAGCGACTACAACGCAAGACATCGACTGGCGACAGGCTGAGTGGTCCTCGTTCAAGATCGCGAACTATCAATCTACGTTCTACGGTAATCCCGTGGACTACGTTCCCGGTGCACCGATCACGCCTACGCGCGCTGGCGCACAGGGTATCTGGTTGACTGGCGGAACTACGAACGGCGGCATGACCCGCATGCGGCTGCGTGACCTATTCATTGGTCAGAGTGTTGGTGGCTGGTCAATCGCTATCGACGGCGGCGTGACTGTTGGCGGTGTGTACACTCCTGTTGTGAACCGTATGCTTATCGACGGATGCGAAATCTTCGGTGGTCTACTGTTCAACGCAGTAGCTGACGGCATGAAGGTTACGAACAGCAGCTTCGGCGGTATACGCGGAGTGCAGGTGGACTTCTCTACAGCAGGTCAGTTCACTTTCACTGAGAACACGATCATCGGTCCAGCTAACATAATTATTCTCGGCGGTACGACTTGTCGCATCATCGGGAACTACATGGAAGAGATCGCTGGTACGTCTGGAATGAAACTGGACGACCTTAGCCACCGTGCGTTCGTCGATATATCCGGCGCAAACACTACAGCCAATCATACCATCGTGGCTGAGAACCTTATCAACGTACTGTTCAGCACCACGGCAGTCTGCATCCGCGATGACAACGCACTTGGTACAATCGTGCGCGACAATCGGATGACCGTTGGCGGATCGCAGTATCACTGGGCTCACAACGGCGGTAACGCATTCAAATACCCGAACATCTACAGCACTGGTAACGCTATCAGTGGCTCTGGTACGTATTCAGCTTCACTCGTCTAACACATCGGAGACTGCGGTTGCAGACCCTAAACGAATGGCTGGCCGCAGCCTCTACATACTTGGCTGCGGTACTGGCCCTGTTCATAGACCACTCTAACGAGGTGGTCAAGGTACTAGGATTTGTTCTTCTGGTCGCGCGCCTTGTACAAGAGGTACCGCGCGCGTTCGGAATGATTAGGAAGTGGATCGGTGTCTAAGGGACCGGCTACAGAAGGACGACTTGGCGACCTGCATAACAAGGTTGCTGAAGTCATGATTAGCGCACTCGATCATATCGAGAAGGCGCAACAGGTGTTTGAAGCTACGGACGTTGAAGTCCTAGCTGACAAAGGCATTACGCAGCCGGAGCTTAATCCGGCGCTGCTCTCTGTCATGGTACGCTTCCTCGACGCGAACAAGGTTACTTGTGCGCCTGAGGTTGGCAACACTATGGGCGAGCTTGAACAACGTTTGGTCGAGAAGACCAAGAAGCGACGCTCCATTGGGAACGTCGTGCATTTGACTGACGAATGAATTTACAGGGGAGCGCGG